GTAGAAAACACAGCTTCAATGTCGAAGTCCCAGATGAGTTTCATCCTCCGAATCATGTGCCTTGCATCTTCCATTTCGAAGTGAACGCCCCACGTATTTATGAGGTCTTCAAGAATGGTACAAACTGCTGATGAAAAGCCTCCACTCGTAATGTAAATTCCAATTGCGCGTGTAACAGTATGATTTGGTCCCAGGTTATTGCTCTCAGGATATAGCATCATGCACAAGTAATCAACTTCATCCTTGTACAAATGTCCATTACGAACATAGAAACCTAGAAATTTAACGTCATCTTGTGAACCCATCTTTGATTTATCTGGGTTCAGTTTCATTTGAAGAACTTCAGCCGCGATAGATTTTAACATAGCTAAATCGACTTTCTGAGCTACATCTTTTCGTACCCCGAACAAAGAATCATCACCTAAAACAAAAATTTTAATATCATTAACAATACCTTCATAATCTTCGTAGTGTGGACGAAGAATTCGTAAAAGCATAAACTTTATGAGAATCCAATTGACAATTGAACCAACTAATTGAGTAAACCAACTACCTGATGGTATACCATGGGTTTTGCGATACGCCATGCCGTCAGGTCCTATAATAGGAGTATTTATAAAATACTTAACCATATTATCCCATAATCTGTTCCATTTAGTTTTCTGTTCAATAGAGTTTTCAATTCCATCCCAAGTATCAAAATTCACGTTAGATTTTAGTATGTCAAAGGCCGCATAAATTAGTCGAGGGCTTATCGAAGTATCGAATCCCGACCAATCTAAGTTAAATAACACATCATCGTGTTTGAAAGACCCCAATGCACTAATAATCCTTGTAGAAAAGTGTCCTTTGAAACAAATTGATTTATTATAAGTTCCAAATGCCTCAATTAATCTAGGTGCAAACAGTCCTTCAATCATTTGGACCGCTGCTGGTAAACCCCAGATCAATCTTAATTTTGGCTCACCAACTGGAGAAAGGTGTGATCTTTTAAAAGCAGTGGCGTAGGGCCACACCATTTCATTGAACTCTTTACGCTTAGCCCAATGCCCGAGGAAGTGTCCTTCCTCAAGAATAGTTTCAAGAATCGTTCCTTTCTTGCAGTAATGTGGGTATCCCGAAGAGGTCCCCTTTTCTAAATGGCGTAAAACGTCCCTCCAATCCAAACGGTCGATCTTGAGCGGTAAACGGAAGTGTGATTCCGCTGCTCTGATTGCTTTGTTGAGCAGGATTTGATCCTGGCGTTGCAGTAACGACATTCGCATTGTCATTCTGTCGTATTTCTTGAGCGACTTCAAAAGAAGTTCCTTTGACCCGGCTGTTCTCTCGAACCGTCTGCAGTCTTGAACGTACTGAGGTAAGAGCCTCTGTATACGCGACTCGATTAAGCGATCGACTTTGATTGAACGGTAATCTTGCATTACTTTCTGACATCTTCCAATTTCGAAGAGTGGCATAACCTAAATTATTATTTTATGTTTGTGAGAAATGTAGAAAACTCAAAACGCTAGGCGTCAATGGATGAGTATTTA